AAACGGGTGGAAAAACTATTGATGCTGGCGATAGAGCTATTATTGAAAATGAATTCATAGAATTTGCACCAAGCAATATAACAGTGGGTGACTTTGCAAAAGGTTTTTTAAAAGATAAAGGGGACATTGTAAACAAATCTTCTACGAGTCCTAATATTACTGACAATGTAGAGGATATAACACAAACCCTTCGGGAAAGAGATAACCCTTTTACAGCGAAGATAGAAAAAAAATATGGAATTAAATTAAGAGGTGATGAAAGTTTTGCTGAAATTCAAGAAATTTTAGATAACATTCCTACAAATAAAGGAATTGGTTCAATGGTTCCAAAAGAATATTATGGCTATAATAGAAATCGTAAGACTGGTGAATTTACTCCAATTCCATCCCCTCTAAAAATGGATGACATAATCGCTTCTGAAAGACCTATTGATAAAAGTAATATTAAAAACTGGTCACAAAGAGATAACTATGCAAAATTTATTAGAAAGATGAGAGGGGAACAATTTGAAAATCCAACTATTAAAAAAATTGTAACTGAGTCTGGTGGAAATATTGGCGAAGGCAAACGAGCCGCGACCACCGTAGCGCGAGCGGCGGAAATGGTAGCAGACACCAAAGTTAAACAAGAAATATTGTCAGACCTAGATGAAATGAAATTAGAAAAAGGACCAAGATGGTGGAAAGGTGATGACCAGTATGACAATATCGAAGGACCGATGGGCGCGGATACAAGAGGAGATATGACGAAGCGTCTTAACGATAAAGTTTATTATGGTGTAATGGAAGATTTAGATAATATGCTTGGTGAAGAAAAAAGTTACGAAGTTTTAAGACTTGTAGATAAAAAAGGATTTAACAATGATCCCGATGCTTTTATCCAAGCTATAAAAGAAGAACTAGAATTTAGTGATGTTAAATACGATATGACGTTTTGGGAAAACTACGTCGATGAAATAATGCAACTAACAACAGCGGCACCGCCGAGATTTAAATATGGAGGATTAGTATAATGGCTGAGATAAATTTTAACAATTTATATAATCAATTGAGTCCAATGGACCAAATGTATTACGATCAACAGTTTTCTAAAAACTATGTACCAGGTAAAGACAATATGATGCTTACTTCTCAACCAGGTTATGATCAAATGAAAGCTGTGTATGAAGCTCAACAACAAGTTCCTAAAAAAAGTATTTTAGATTCTATAAATTTTTTTAGTAAAGCAGGCGCAGCAGAACCGCAAAATTACGGAATAGAAAATATAGATCTACTCGATTATTATACACCCAAACAAAAAGCATTAATGTTTGGTAATTCTAATTATGGTGGAAATAATACTCCTCAATATCCTGTAGTAAATATTGGAGAAATATTAATGAATGCAGCGAACACTAATTTTATGGATCAGTCTAAGACTGGAGAAGATTTTCAAATGGTAGGACCTCTTCGTGATACTAACGTACTGGACGGAAATGTTATAGCACCACCGGATATGAGTATCAATAATTATCAATATCCAGCAGGGACAGATATTTATAGTATGGATGAAAGTGTTTATGAAAATATTCCAAAAAATATTCCAAAAAATTATAATACCGGAACTGGACCAGAACGGATGGTTGGTTTAGATCCGATGGGTAAAGGAAGATATTTGAGTACAGATGAGGCGGGCAGAAAAATATTTGGAACTCCACCAAAATCAAAATTTGCAGAAGGAATTGCAACTTTAGCAGGTAAAATGCCATCAGCACAAATGTTAACTAATTTGAGTCAAATGCTACCCGTTAACGAAAGAGCGATAATGGAACAAAATTTAAGTAATCAAGGAATATATACTGATGACATTGGCAGAATTGTCCAAGCCGGAAATAATTATGACGACCCGAGAAATGTTATGGCCGGCTACAATCCAATTAAGATGACAAATGAAACTTTTGATAAAAGAATTAGTACAATAGAAAATACATTAAGAGATAAATATGATATGACAGATGCTGAGATAGCAGATGTTTATGCAGGAAGTTATAAAGGTGATGTAACAAGTAATTTGATGAACAGATTACGTAATATCAAAACTTCTAAAAACGTCATTATGCAACAAAAAGAATTTGCTAAAAAAATGGCTAACCAAAGAAGAGAAACTAAGGAACGAAACAAGGCATTAGTAAAACAACAGCAAATGACGCGAGCACAAGATAGGGAAGATAGACGTAATATCCAAAAAATTCAACAATACACTGGCAGACCACTATCAGATTATAGAATGTCTAGACCCGCATCAGAAAGAAGATACACAGGCCACGGTAAGAGTGGAATGGGTAGAGATCTGTCTGAATTAATGGCTTATGGTGGTAGAGTAGGTTACGCTAACGGAGGTCTAGCTTCGCTCTTCACTAGGAGGGGATAGTGTCCAGCAAAAAACATATTAAAACTGCACAAAACCGTAGAAACAAATTAATTACTTTTCTTCAAGGTAAGACAAAAGTAAATTTTAAAGATCTACAAGCTTTCATAATGAAAACTTGGAATCAAGATGGTGTTCAAGCCTCTAGTACTTTAAATAAACTTAAAACTAATTATCCTGAAATTTTCGAAGGAAAAAACATTTTAAAGCCTACAGTAGCAGAATTAGGAGAAGATAGTATTTCTGTTTTTGCCAAGAACAATAAGGATGACTTAATTGAGGCAGCTAAATTAAGATATGAGCAAAAAGTAAAGGGAATTAATAGCCCTGATGTAGAAACAATAGAAGAATTTGCTAAAAGAAAAAAAGTACCGGTTGGTACTGTTGAAAAAGCAAATATTCTAATTGTTCCGGACAAATATAAAATAAAAGGTAGCCCTACTCTTGACGTAGATAAAGACGCTCGTTATCAAGAGACTATTGACGAACTGGCAAAAAACAATCCTAAAAAATATAAAGATAAAAAATATTCTGATCTTGATGAGTTAACTCAACAAAGTGTGAGAGCTTCTCGTCATCTTTATCAAAAAGGTTCAGATCGATTTACTCCTGCAACCATAACTATAGATGGTAAAAAACAAGTTGTTAGAATTAAAGGTTTAACTCAAACAATAGCAGATCAAATTACTGATGGGTTAAAAGGAATTAAAAAGTGGGCGAAGAATCCAACAGTTAATAATTGGTTTAAAATTTTTCCTTCGACAATTTCTGCGGCCGAAGGTTCTCTCGACGCATTTAGTAAAGATCTAAGAAAATATTTAAGAGGGGATTTTACGCCTAAAAGAAAAGATACAAAAGATCCAACTAAAACAAAAATTTTTAATGAATTAAATATTAAAAAAATTATTGGAACACCCGTTGTTAATAAAATTAATAAAAATGTTTCTCCACAAAATGTTAATCGGTACAAAGGAGTATTAGGAAGCGACATATCGGCTAAACAATATAAAGGAACAGATGACTATGCTGAAATTATTAAAACTATTAATAACTATGAATGGGATAATTCTAAATCTGCCAATGACAATACAAAACAAATTTTTAAACTTTTAAAAAACAACTCTATTATTAAGAATAGATTTAAAGAAATGGGAGAAACTTTAAATAATCAAAATCTTTTAAAAAGACTAACTAATGCTCAGTCAGGTATTACTGGAATGGAAAGATTTGGTTATGGGAGTACAAAAGGAAAACCTTTTGATGACTTTAGTGTTACAGAGTTACAAACATTTTTAAACAAAGGTCAAAAATGGTTTCCTTATGCGATGAACCGGGCTTTGTCTACAACGTTAGGTCAATATTTAAAAGGAGATGAATTAAAAGCTGCTAAGAAAAAACACAGAGCTTATATGGATCTCTCTAGATATTTGTCGGATGAATTTGGGGTTAAAGGTGTAAAAGGAAAAGCTTTTTTACAAATGGACCATCCTATTTCTTTAAGAGCTTTAGAAAATACTAAAAATTTTGGCGGAGCTCTACGAGTTAATCCTATTGTCGGAGATATTAATCAATGGAAAGGAAAAATTGAATTAAAATTAGGACAAGCGTTGAAAAAAAAAGATGCAAATCAAATTAAAAATTTAAACTTACTAACACGAGGTTTGTTCGGTAGCAAAGCTGGCGACTACACGTATGGGGATAAAGGTTTTAAAGTTAAATCATTTGGAGCACAAGACTTTAGAGATATAGATGTAATAAAAGGATTAAAACAAAACATTGGATTAAGAGATGAAGTAATTGCTAACTTTGATTCTATTGATGATGAAATCTGGGAACAAGCCGGTTTTAAAAATAAAGAGACACTCAGAGAAAAATTAATGGGCACTCAAGATATTGATCCTGCTAAATTTAAAAATACAATTCTTGCCTGGACTAAACAAAATCCAAAATGGACTCAACTTCTTAAAAGTCAAATTGGTTGTCTAAGAAAAGCCGCGGCCGACGGTGGACGAATTGGTTTTCAAGAAGGTGGAGTTGGAGATCCCACCGATGTGTGTTTAATTCAAAAATTAGATGAAAAACCAAATATGGTGGCTAGAGCTTTTCAAGCTTTACCTAAAGCCGCCCGGTTTGGAGTAATAGGTGCTGGAATTGCGGGAGCAGGAGCAATTACTTTAGGAGCTTTAACTTACAATAAAGAATTAGGAGAATTTGTTAATCCTTTAAATGATGACAAAGCAGGCCAAGGAACTTTAACCGAATGGATTAAAGAAAACCCAGTCAAGACTGTTGCCGGAACTTCTTTAGGTTTTTCTGCACAAGAAATTCCTGGAGCTTATAAAAAAGCTAGAGAGTTAGGTAGAGGCAGAACGAGATCTGCTTTAGGAATTACCGGAGCTTTAAAACCTGTTTTAACCACTTTTGGTACACCAGCAATGACGGCTTTATTCGAAGTACCTTTTAGTGCTAAAAGATTAGAAGAAGGTGAAACGATGACAGATATTTTAACTGATCCATTGGGTCCAGCTTTAGGATTAACTTTTATGGAACCTTTATCAAGAAGTGCTGGAGTAATTAGAGGAGGAGCTGCTCCTGGTATTATGGGTGGAATAAAACGAGCTTTTAATCCTTTTGATCTTTCAAATGTCGGCAGTGCTAGACCTGGACTCACAAGTAAAATTTTAAGAATGGGATTAAGTCCAAAAGTAATCGCTGGAATAAGTAGAGGAGGATTGTATGGTCTTCTAGCGGCCGGTGTTTTATCTGCTGGAAAATTTGGATTAGATCAATATGATAAGTATCAAAATGAAGAAGGGATGTTATATAATTTATTAAATGAATAGACGAGCTTTTATACAAGGATTAATTGGTCTGGCTTCAATGCCAGTGTTATCTAAATACATTAATGTATTTAAACCAGCCGCTGTCCGTGAAGGAATTACCCAAGCAGCAGATAACACAATGTCAAAAGGAATTGAGTTTTACGAAGCGGTTATAAAAAGAGTTATGGATGAAGGAACCGTTATCAAAGAGGAAGATAGATTTAGAACTTATAAACACCCTGATAAGCCCGACATTAGTGTAGAGTTAAATGTAGGTACAGGAGATACAGCAGTATATTTTGATACTGATATGGGAAGTAGGGCCGGAGCAGAAATTACAACGGATATTGAAATGCCTAGAGCTGGAAAAGAATTAATAGAATCTGAAGAAGTTTATCGAATGGGTGGTGATAATTATTATAAAGATATTAACGAAGAAATTACAGGTGGCGTGGGTAGCTTAGAAGACTGGATTAAAATGAAAAGAGGTTATGCAGCGGGTGGAAGAGTTGGAATGTTTAGAGGCGGTATACCAAAAGGTTTACAAGCAGCACTACGTGCTCTTATGAATAAGTATGGTGATGATATAATTACAACTGCTGACAAAGCACCACAACCAGAAAAAACTATACAAGAACAGATTATGGATTTTAATGTTAGAAATCCAAATATTCATCCAGATTCTGAAATTGCTATGGGCATAAGATTAGAAGAACAAGGACAAAAATTAGCAAACGCAGCGTCTGATGCCGAAATAAAATTAAGAGGTCAATTTCCTACAGCGTCCGAGGCTGAAATAAAAGCAATGTTGCCTAAAGGCGTCAAGATGAGTACAGAAAGCGTTGAAATTTGGGAAGATCCAGTTAAAATTAGAGAAGCAGTTGATGATATATTTCCAACTGGAGATTATAAATATGATGCATCAATGGCAGCAGAAGCATTGGTTGAAAATAATCCTGAAGTTTTTAATAATATGCTTTTTGATGATTTAGATCAAGATACCCAATTAAAAATTTATGGAGCGGTGGTAGAGGTTGTGCAGAACGATTTAGGTAAAATGCTTTTAATGAAAAGAGCTTCCAAGCCAACCAAGACTTTAGAAGGAATTGAAAAAACAGGAACCATTAATATCTCAGATCCAAATGTGGCAGAAGAGTTTGCCAGATTTATGAGAGAGACTGATCCTCAAGGAGCTAAAAAAATAGACGAAATAGTAGAGCTGACTAATTTTGATCCTAAAGGACGTAAGAAAAACGCCAAGGGAGGTCATATTAAAGATGACGCCGATGTAAGTTTGACAGTAATAGAAATACCTGATATCAGTGAGTCAGGTGTTGAATCATTATTTAAAAGAAGGTAGAATAGCAAAATGGCTGAAATAGACAAATCATTACCAAATATAGACCCTAATGCACTTGCTGATGAAGCAATTATTGAAACAGAAAAAAAAGCTGAAGTTGTAGATACACCTACAGGCCCTGTTGAAATTGAAATGGATGAAACAGGTGGCGCGGAAATTTCTTTTGAACCAAACGCTACTGAAATAGATCCTGAACAAGATCATTTTGCAAACTTGGCTGAAACAATGCCAGATAATGTTTTAGAGCCGTTAGGTCATAAATTATTTGATCAATATACAGAATACAAAGAATCTAGAGGTGATTGGGAAGAAACTTATAGAAACGGTTTAGAACTTTTAGGATTTAAATACGAAAGTAGAACAGAACCTTTTAGAGGAGCAGCCGGTGTTAACCACCCAGTTCTTGCAGAAGCCGTTACTCAATTCCAAGCACAAGCTTATAAAGAATTACTTCCAGCTGAAGGACCTGTTAGAACTCAGATTTTAGGAGATATTAATATTGCTAAAGAAGAACAAGCAAAACGTGTAAAAGATTTTATGAATTGGCAAATTATGGATCAAATGAAAGAATATGAACCAGAATTTGATCAAATGTTATTTTATCTTCCTCTTAGTGGTTCAACTTTTAAAAAAGTTTATTATGATGATCTTTTAGGAAGAGCTGTTTCTAAATTTGTTCCGGCCGATGATTTAATTGTACCCTACTCTGCAAATTCTTTAGAAGATGCGGAAGCAGTTATTCATGTAATTAAAATTTCTGAAAATGAATTAAGAAAACAACAAGTAGGTGGATTTTATAGAGACATAGAATTAGGTAAACCACCTGTTACTGAAAATCAATTAGCAGATAAAAAATTAGAATTAGAAGGTATTAAAAAAGATGGTCAAGAAGATCAATATACTTTATTTGAAATACATACGGATTTAGACTTAGATGGGTATGAAGATATGGGTGAAGATGGCGAACCAACAGGTATTAAAGTACCTTATATTGTTACGGTTGCACAAGCTACTCAAGAAATTTTATCTATTAGAAGAAATTATCAACCACAAGATCCTCTTAAAAAGAAAAAAGATTATTTTGTGCAGTTTAAATTTTTACCAGGAACTGGTTTTTATGGTTTTGGTTTAATTCATATGATTGGTGGTTTAACTAGAACTGCAACATCAGCTCTAAGACAATTACTAGATGCAGCAACTTTAGCAAACTTACCGGCTGGATTTAAATCTAGAGGTATTAGGGTTAGAGATGATGCACAACCATTACAACCTGGTGAATTTAGAGATGTAGAT